GGGAAATCCTTGCTTATGTCACTACACCCCTGTATAGTGGATTATGTAGAAACAAGTAAAGGAGACACTATGACTACAACGATGAATGAAGTAAAGGCGACTGACAAGCAGATTGCCTACATCAACGACTTGCTCAACTCACGAGTTGCGCCAGCCGAACTACAGGCGTTGACTATCGACTTGCTTTCCCGCGCGGATGCGAGCCAAGTCATCGAGACTCTCTTGGCTTCACCACGCAAGTCTGTCTCTGGCCGCACCGAGAACACGAATGTTCTCCCCAACACCGCACCAATCAACAAGATTCCAGTTGGCATCTACACGGTAGAACACGGTGACGGAACCCACACCACCCTCAAGTTCAGCGAAGAGGCTTGGGCCGACAACAAGATTATCGTTGCCGTTCTCACCGGCCCTAACAACGAACTAAACTACACCAAGTTCGGTTTCTTGACCGAGCAAGGCGTAAAGAAGTGGGCGAGCAAGCAAGTGAGCGAGAAGACCCTCGCTGCTGTTCAGTATCTCTTGACCGGTGGCGTTGACAAGGCTCGTGAGACTTTCCTCGCACAAGCCGAGGCTCACGCTTTCGAGTCGGGCAACTGCTTGGCTTGCCTCAAGACCTTGACTGTCCCCGCCTCACGGCACAGGGGTTTGGGTCCAGTATGCGCGAAGCGATTGGGGGTGCTGTAATGAGTAGCGGATACTCCGTAATAGTTATGGGTAGGTATGCTCAATTAGTGCCTGCCTATGACTACCAAGTTGTTCGTATCGTTGATGGCTCTATTGCCGCAACCGTAGATGAATCGTTCACCCCGGTTGGACCAATAGACGGACTTGAGCAATACAAGTATCTAGACGAAAGACTAGAACAGATAGGCTTCGAGCGCGTAGGTGATTTCCAAGCGTTCGGCCCATACGACAAGTCATACATTTGCCAAATCAAGAAGAAAGAAGAGAGCGATGCCTAATTGGTGCTACAACACCGTTGGAATTACTGGCGACAAGGAAAAGATAGAAGCCTTGCGTGACAAACTCGGCAAGCCCTACGAGATTAAGGGAGAAACCGTAGAATCACCATTCTCTTTTTGGAACATAGTCGCACCGACCGACCTCGTGGCTTACAACGAGGTCGTAGGATTCCCCGGTCGTGAGATGAATGACGAACTCGGTTGGTATGGGTGGAACATCAAGAATTGGGGTTGTAAATGGGACGCGATAGATGCCACCCTTGAGGAACTCCCACAAATCGATGGGCGTATCCACCTCTCGTATCACTTCCAAACTCCTTGGGGTCCACCAGAGAAGATTATGGAATGGCTATTTCAGCACGGCAAGGAAAACGGCTTTACCGTCTATTGGCACTACGAGGAAGAACAAGGCTGGGGCGGAGAAAGAGAACTCCGAGATGGTGAACTCACCGAAGAGACTTGGGATGTTCCAAGTAGCCACGCCGAGTATGTGGCGAGGAATCAGGAGTGCTTCTGTGAGTGGGCCGCACCTGAAGTTGCCTTTCCCGACTGTCCAAAGCCCGAAGAAGCCAACGCCTAACTGGATTTGGGCCTCGCTAGAGGCTAGGCTTACGCCATAGATTTGTAATAGTTATAAAGGAGAGAAGTGCTTACTCAAGGTGAAGTTCAGGAACGGATTGAGAAGTTAGAGGAACACATTGAGGCATTGACAGACGAGATTCGGGCCGCTGGTCACGACGCTGCGATTGCTGAAACTGATTACGAAACGGCTTACGCCCAACAACGATTGCTCGCACGATTTAATGCGAACGAAGAGGGTAAGAAAATAACCGCCCCCGCCGTTGATGACACTGCTGTTGTAGCAACTAGCGAACTTCGACGCGCGGCGTTGCTTGCTCGCAACAACCTATCCACCTTGCGTGAGGCTCTAGCGGCCGCCAAAACTAATATGGACGGGCTAAGAACTCTTGCGGCTTCTCACCGAAGCGTTGCCCCATAAATAACTTGCTTTCGGCGGTAGTTTTTCCAAACTAGCGTGTTATCGTCAGTGGTGAAGACCACTATGGAAAAGCCACCAATAACCGAGCAAGATATCAAGTTAATTGCCTTAGAAGAGGGTCTTCGCTCGGCTATCACTTTGGATAACCTACGCTTGGATATGCTGAATCGAGCCGTTCAATGGCTTGAGGAAGAAACTGGTTTGGAAACCTACGAAATCCGACAAGAAATAATTTCCCAAAAGGCTGGACAAGTGAAGCGCTCTCTTGATACAATTAAAGCCGTTCGTCATTTACTTCAAGATGACGGGCGAAACTAAACGCATTACCTATTAGAGAGAGAGGACTTTCAATGTCCAATGGTGCAAACACCACAGTAGTAGGCAACCTAGTTGCTGACCCAGAAATCAAGTTCTTCACGAGCGGAGATGCTTACTGCAACATCACAGTTGCCGTATCCAGCCGCAAGAAGGACGACGCAGGAAACTGGGTTGACGGAGAAGTGTCATATTTTGACGCAACTCTCGTTGGCTCGCTTGCTGAAAACTTTGTCAACTCGTTGTCAAAGGGAACTCGTGTCTTCGTGACCGGAACCCAGACTCAACGCCATTGGGAAGACAAGGACGGCAACAAGCGCAGTTCCTACGGCATCAAGGTTGACTCGGCAGGCCCAGACCTTCGTTGGTCAACTGCTTCTGTCACAAAGGTCGTTCGTGGCGAGGGTGGTGCTTCCAAGCCCGCTTCAGCACCGGCCGCCACTGCCCAGAGTTCCTTTGACGAGGAGCCCTTTTAAGGCACAAGGTTGATGGCGGATTCCGTTTGGGAAGCCTCGGCTAACCCTAAGAACCGCTAATCAAAGAGTTTCCCCTAGACCTAGCGAGTTTCTGGTTTTACCCCTTTTTACCAGAGAACAAGCGAACACACGAAGCCTTTTGTCTCCTCTTGGCGAGTGAACCGGTCTAGGGGATTTCTCACATAAAAAGTCAATTTCACAACATTTCAGCAAAAAGATGCTGTAGTGTTTCCAAACGTGACCTTTCCAAACCACGGCGACAATAAAGAAGACGAGTTCGGCTTTACGCCCGACTTCGACTTCCCTGAAACGCCGATTTACCTTGAGTTTGATTTATTCAAGGCTTTCTTTGGGTCAGTTTGGAAACAAGATGCTTTATGTAAGACCCCTAACGCCGAGCACTTGGATAAGTTCTATCCCGAAGCCGGGGTTCACGGTGGGAATCACCTCGCCGCGCCGAGAAAACTTTGTTTGGAATGCCCGGTCCGATACGAGTGTTTGGAAGAGGGAATCGATGAGCCTTTCGGAGTTTGGGGCGGACATTCGCCAAGTCAACGACGCCGGATTAGTTCAATGCTGAAAAAGGGTAGTAGCCTTATAGAAGCAAGCCAATTTATAGACCAACGGAGTAGAGATGCCCGACGACCAGAGTAAGGTAAATAATTACGCCGAACTCGGTGCTTCCGGTCTTTGGCGCACCGGTGGATTCGTCATTGACGATATCCTTCCTCAACTCCGAGGAAAACAAGCCCTTACTGCTTACCGTGATATGTCGGAGAACGACCCAATCGTGGGTGCGATGCTGTTCGCTATTGAGCGCATTATTCTCCAAGTTGACTGGCGTGTTGACCCTTACGATGATGCGACTGGCACAACACCAACTGATGAAGACCGTGCGATAGCGTTGTTTGTCCAAGAGTGTATGGATGATATGAGTCACTCGTGGCACGAGTTTATGATTGCAATTCTTTCGTTCTTGCCTTACGGCTTTTCTTTCTTCGAGATTGTTTACAAACAGCGCAAAGGGCCGAATCAGAAAGACCCATCACAGCGCTCTAAGTTCTCCGACAACAAAATCGGTTGGCGAAAGATTGTTATGCGCGCGCAAGACTCCTTGTGGCAGTGGCAATTCGATGAGAGCGGCGGAATCAAAGCGTTCATTCAGCGCGACCCCACTACTGGTCGCCTCAATGTAATCCCGATTGAAAAGGGTTTGCTGTTCCGCACGACTTCGGCTCGTGGAAACCCAGAGGGTCGTTCTATTCTTCGCAACGCCTTTAAGTCTTGGTATTACAAGCGTCGTATCGAAGAGTTCGAGGCGGTCGGAGTAGAGCGTGACCTCGCTGGTTTGCCAGTCGCTTATGTTCCCGCCGAGTGGCTAAGTTCCAACGCCACCCCTGCTGAAAAGATGGCACTACAAGCGATGCAGCAAATCGTTCGTAATGTCAAGCGCAACGAAACAGAGGGAATCGTTCTCCCTACCTTGTTTGATGAGAACGGCAAGCAACTAATCGACTTTAAGTTGCTGAATAGCGGTGGAAACCGTCAGTTCAATACCGACCAGATTATTTCTCGCTACAACCAGCAAATCTCAATGACCGTCTTGGCTGACTTCATTATGTTGGGTCACGAGAGCGTGGGCTCGTTCTCACTAGGAACTTCCAAAGTAGAACTCTTTATGGCCGCCGTTGAGTCGTGGGTTCGCCTAATTGCTGAAGTTATCAATAGCCACGCTATTCCTCGCCTAATGAACCTAAACGGATTCGACACCGAGCGTTGCCCCACCCTTTCTTATGGTCAGGTCACAGCCGTTGACCTACAGGAACTCGGCGGATTCTTGGGAACCCTTACCCAGAACAAGTTGATTACACCAGACAACAACTTGGAAGACTTCCTGCGAGAACTCGCTGGTCTGCCCGATTTTATGTCACAGCCAGATGGTATGGCCCAAAACCTACGCTACGGCGATGGTGGTCAGTTCGCTCAAGACCAAATTATGCAAGGGAAACACCCCTTTATTGGCGTAAAGGGCGACTCTTCAGGTGGCGACGACTCAACTGACGGACCAGTTCAGAACCCACAGGGCGGGGTCAACGACCAATCGGGCGGTAGCGGAATCCAATCGGAAATCAGCAGCCACGGCTATCCCGGTGAGACTGGACAAGTTCCACCATCGGCTAAGGGCAAGACCAAAGACGACAAGGGTATGAACGGCCCTCTAACCAACAATCAAGGCCCGACTTCGTAATGAAGCGAATTATGTTTATCAGTCCTAAGTTTGCTAAGAAGCGCAAAAGCATATTGCGAGTTCAATCACCACTCAAGGCCGCTAGGCGACCACGCTCTAACTAAACAGAGATTTGGAAAGAGTGGGGTAAAGTAATGAACGAACTAACCACAAGGGAGTCGGCCGTGTCACAAGTGAGCATCTTTGATGTAGTTGCTGATGTCGCTTTGGGCGACATTATTAAGAACCAGAACCTAAACGCAGATGTGCGTGAGGGTGCTGCCGACCTCTTACGAGAGGGCTACCTCACCGCAGATGTTATGGCTGTTTCTAAGGGCGAGGGCGAAATGTCCGTTGTTCTTATTCCCAACGAGGAAGTCAAAGACGAGTCGCCAATTTGGAAAAAGTTGGCTGGCAAGGTATTTGGCGAAACCGAACTTTCGGCTGGTGCTGAACAGCGTTTGATTTCTCGCAATATCGCTAAGGGCTTGGCTTCCGTGTCACACCCCTTTGTTAAGAGCGCCAATGCCTTTGGCGGCGTTCACGCTTGCGTAGTCTGTGGCTCAACCGCCGAGACTGATGTATGTGAGCCGCTAGACAAGGCCGTAGGCTTCCCATTCTCCTTTGCCCCTAGCCCCGTAGAGCCAACTGCTGATATGAACGATGATGGCGCGGTCCAAGTCCAACTCGACCCACAGACAGTTGCCTCAATTATCGGTGCGGTTCAGACTCCCGACAACACCGATAACTCATCAAGCGAGAGCGAGAGTTCATCTTCATCAAGTAGCAGTAGTAGTTCCTCATCATCTTCTAGTAGCAGCGACTCCACCGAGGAATCATCTTCCTCAAGCAGTTCCTCTTCCTCATCATCAAGCAGTAGCAGTAGCGACAGCGAATACTCAAGTGCTGATGACTCATCAAGTAGTTCCTCTAGTTCGAGTAGTTCCTCATCTTCCTCAAGTTCGAGCAGTTCGTCTTCTTCGTCTAGCGATGATGCGATTCTTGGCGACAGTTGGAAAGACGGCCTTGACCCTTGGCAGGTAGAACTTGCTGAAAGCCTTGACGAAATCGTTGAGGATATCGGTCGTATCCCTACTACCGAGGCTAACTACACCGATGTCTCTCCATACCAAGCATCCGGCCAGAACTGTAAGAACTGTATTGCTTACGATGGCGGTTGTGACTGGGTAGCCGTTCAGCCAGCCGAGGGCGGATGGTGCAAGTTCAATATTGTTCCAGTCCTTATCAAGTCTTCTGCTGAAACCGAAGCCTTTATGAAGAACCCATCGGTTTCCAAAGTAGAGAGTATGGCTTACGGCGACTTGCCAGAGGACTCAAGCGATTCAGAAGACGAATCCTCAAACCCTTTTGGAATGAGCATTAACGCCGATGGCACTTACGGCGCGCCCATTACCGACCCCAACTCTGCCCCTAGCCGTGACTCACTCGCTAGTGGCCCGATGCTGAAATCGCAGCCAAGTTCGGGCTCGGTTCACGTTGACTCAACTTCTTGGAACGGCAAATACGAGCCAGAGATGCCAGAGAATATGACTATTCTTGACGAGCAGATGCCAGAGCCATTCAACGAGTTTGGTGAAGTCGCAGAAGACGAAGACGACAGTATTCCCGGCACTATCCGTAAGGACGCCGACCTGCGCTACACGCTCGGCCCTTGGTATGTTCCATACTCATCAGATGCACACGGCGAATGGACCGACCCATCAGAACTTCAGCAAGCCCTTTGGGGTTATGTCCGTTCAGGCGACCGTGATATCCGACTCCAACACAATGTAGATATCGTTGCTGGTGAGTGGGTAGAGGCTATGACTTGGCCTTACGAAGTGACCTTGCCAATGGTTCAGGCCGGGACTGGTGCTGTTTCCAATACTAAGTTCCCCGCTGGAACCGTTTTCCTCGGCGTTCTTTGGAAGCCTTGGGCTTGGGAATTGGTGAAGCAAGGAAAGATTGGTGGCTACTCAATGGGTGGCACAGGCGCGGGCGTAGAAGTTGATATGCCAGCCCCAACCGATATTCCGACTTTCCCTGCTGTTAACAACTAATCCCCCTATCTACGACTAGGGTTTTCCAAAGTAGGGGATAGTATCTACCCAGAAACTTCCCCACTTGGAGGCCGCCGTGTCAGAAAACATCTTCTCGCAGATTGAGTCTTGGATTCGCATCGTTAAAGATGCCAACGAGTCGCTCGCAACGGTTATGCGACACGACCAAGACCACGACAA